CCGACCGGAACGAGTGACACCTCGTGCAGACGGGCCTCGGTGACCTCGGCCGCGCCGTCGGCCGCCCGGTGCCGTTTGGTGGGCAGGAACCCGACGGACAGGGCGGGCAGGTAGCCGCCGGCCGCGTCGGCCAGGGCGTCGTCGCCGGCCGGGCCGACCTTCACCGCGAACGTGCCGACCAGGCCGGCCCGGTCCTCGGTCCAGGTCCGGGACAGGCCGATCGCGGCCCGGTCGTGGGCGTGGCCGACGAGGAGGGGGATGCGGTCGCCTCGCTCGGCGATCGACTTGGCGAAACATCCCCGCTTGAGCCGTTCGCCTCCGGGGTCGGCGACCAGGTAGGTGGTCTCGTCGAACGGAGCGACGACACCGACAATCTCCCGGCGGGCCTCGGCGACGTCGCGGAGCTCCATGAACATCTCAGGCATTGCTGTCGCCTCCGTTGCCGGTGTCGGCCGTGTCGGGTGGCTCGGACACCACGGCCACGGGGATGGGTGGTTGCGGGCTCGAGCTAGCCGGGAGACCGGGAAGAGCAGGCGGGGTGACGGCGCCGGCGCCGGTCGGGTAGTCCATGAGCCGCCGGAACTCGTCGACAGTGATAATCCCGGCGTTCAGCTGGGCGACGAGCGTGGCGTTGCGGTCCGCGGTGGTCGCCCGCTCGGTCTCGTCGGTGTTGACCCGGAGCACGGTCCCCCGGGGGAACTCGGCCGACAGGGTCGACTCGATCCGGCGGATCCACGGGCGCAGGGTGTAGGCCACGAAGTCGATGGCCCGGGACTCGGCGTTGGCGTAGGTGTTCGACGTGCCGACGTCACCGCCGAGCATGTAGCCGGGCACCCCGAACGCGTTGGCGATATCGGTCGTCGACCAGCGGCGGGCCTGGTCCAGCGCGGCGTCGACCGGGGACGTCTGGATCGGCGTGAAACTGGTAGTGGCGTTGAGGACGGCGATCGACCGGCGCCGGCCGTGCTGGTTCATCCACGTTTGTTTCAGCGCCCGGGCGTCCTCGTCGGTCATGTGCGGCTGGGTGGACTGCAGATAGCCGGCCGGCACCCCGGAGCGGTACTGGCTGGCGGTGTACTGGCGGATCGTGACGGCCAGGCCGAGGTCGATGAGATGGCGGGTGAGAACGCCGTGGCCGTGGCCGTGCCAGTACGGCGGGGCACCCCGCAGGTGGATGATGTCCCCGGTCCCGAACGGGGTGCCGTCGCCGGCGTAGTAACGGCCGTCGGTGTCGATGGCCACGTCGTCGGGGTGCAGCGGGTACAGCGGCGGTAGCGGGGTGCCGTCGACCGCCCGGGACGGGACGTAGACGTAGCCGTCACCCCACCACAGGGCGCTGGTGATGACGCCGGCCCAGAAGTCGACCGCGGACAGGTTGGCGTCGTCGGTCGGGCGGGCCATGATCCGCCGGTCGGCCCGCAGGCCTTGGGGGTCGCCCACCCAGTCCGGGGCGGGCAGGATGTCGGCCGCGGAGACGAGCTCGGTGGCGTTTTGGTCCCGGTAGCGGACGACCTCCCAGGGCAGGCCGGCGATGGTGCCGGCGATGAGCTCGGTGCAGCGGGTCACCGCCGGGAGCGACGTGAGCCACCAAAAGTCGGTCGCCCCGGGCGGCGGGTTGCCCCATGTCCCGGTGCCGTCGTCGTTGCCAAGCCACCAAAGCCACGGCTGGTCGACCTCCCACCCGTCGGGCGAGTTGACCAGGATGTCCCGGCCGTCGGTCGCTTTGTAGACCGCGACGTCGACGGGGCGGCCCGCGGCCCTGGTCTCTAGTGCTCGCGATTGTTTCTTTTTCTTAGCCGCGCGCTAACGGTAGCGCGACACCATCGCGCGACGGTGTGACCGGCTAGAAGGCGGTCCAGGTGGCGGGTTCGGCCTGAGCGGGGTGGGCGAGGGCCCACACGGCGGCGGTGGACGCCACGACAGGGGCGATCGACCCGGTGACACCGCGACGTTGCCAGGTCCAGGCGCCGTCGCCGGCGTCCCGGCCGGGCGCGATCGCCGCGGCTTGGGACAGGGCCGGGTGGGTGCCGACGTGAACGGTCCGGTCGACCAGGTGGGCGAGCCAGCCGGCGCACGCCGCGGCCCAGTCCCGGCCGCGGACGGCGAGCACGGGCAGGCCGGCGGTGGCCAGGGTGTCGGCCACGTCGAGGACGGGGCTGTCACCGGGGTAAGCGACGGCGACCGGGCGGTAGCGGGCGGCGAGCTCGTGGCACCGTTCGGCCAGCCACCCGGTTCCCGGTCTCACGTCGACGAGCTCGGTGCGCAAACCTTGGAGGTCGTGCCACGCGACCGCGACGACGGCGGACGAGCGGTCGCGTGGCGCGTCGAACCCGAAGGCCAGGCGGGCGCCGGCCGGCGGGCTGCTTGTCGGCCGGGTTTGCGCCGCGGCCCACGCCCCGGGCGGGATTTTCGGGGCCGCCTCGACGCCCATGCCGTCCGGCCAGCGATTCCCGAAGCTACGGGCGAAGCCGGCCGGGCCGAGCTCGTCGAGAGCGGCCCGCATCTGGGCCACGCCGATCAGAGTGCCGAAGGCGGGATGAAACTGCTCCCACGAGCTCGGCGCGGCCGGGTCCAGGTCGTCCGGGCAGGACCACTCGAAGTAGGCCAGGCCGTCCCGGCGTCCCTCGGCCACGGCCTGGCGGCCGCGACACACGAGCTCCCATAGCCACAGGGAGCTTTCGTCGCCGGCGGTCGACAGTTTGATCACCTGGGCGCCGGGCCGGGTGGCCTGGGTGGGCACGATGGCCTGGTCGATCTGGCGGCCTCTTTCGAGCTCGTGGGCCCAACACTCGTCGACGATCACCAGGTCGGACTGCTTGGAGTGCAGCGACGCGGGGAGCGGGGCGAAGATGCGAAACATGCTGCCGTGCGGGAAGGTGACGGCCTCCGAGCCCTGGGCCCGCCGGACCTTGGCGTAGGGCAGCAGGGGCGAGGATTGCAGGCCGGGTACGTGCTCGTTGAGCAGCCAGTCGCGGGCTATCTCCCGGGTCTGGGCGGTGTACCACACTCGCTGTCGAGGGCGGTACAGGGTGCGGTGCTCGGCGATCGCGCCGACCAGCGTCGTCTTTCCCGACTGGCGGGGCACGGTGATCGCCACTGTGGAGTAGCAATGCAGGCCGGTCGCCGGGTCTATCTCGCCGGCCACGTCGGCGATATGGGCTTGCCAGGGGAGCAGCGGCCAGCCGAGGGCGTCGGCCAGGGCGGCGACGGCCGGGCCGTAGGTGGGCCTCTCAGTCGTCCTCGCCGTGGCGTGTGACGGGCGCGGACAGCCCGGCCACGAAGGCGGCGAACGGGTCAAGGGGTTCGGCTACGTTCCCGGCCAGACCGTAGGCCTGGCGGATTTCCAGGTACGCACGGACACATTTTGCGCCTGCGTCCAGATCGGCTTTGCCGACGGCCAGGTCGACGAGCTCGGCCGTGGCCCGCAGGTGGGCGCGGCCACCAATCGGGACGGCGGTCTCGGCCCGAAGCTCGTGGTTGAGGGCGGTCTCGACTCGGCCGGGCCGTCTGGCGGTCATCGGCGGCGTTTCCGGGCGTCCGGGGGGGGATCCCGGCGAGAGCAGTCCCGCACCGTCCGGCCGGCCGAAAAAAAATCGGCGGCGCCCGGTCGGTCCCCCCTCACCCGCGCGCATCCCCCCACCATGTCCCCTGTCCCCCTACCCGTCCCGCCAGTCGTCCCGTCCCCCTGTCAGTCGTCCGCCTCCCCTGCCGGTCACGGGGCGGCGGGCAGGAAGGTGGCGGTCACCGCGGAGACGTTGGTGTTGGTGCCGGCCGGGACGTTCCAGGTCACCGCGGCGGCGGGCACGAGGTTCGCCATGGTGGCGTAGATGTAGGAAATGGTTTGCCCGGCGGCCGGTCCGGGTGTCAGGTCGACCCGGTCCGACCAGGCCGCGCCGGCCGTTGTGGTGATCCCGCCCGGCGGGTAGGGCGGGGTGCCGCCACCGCGCGACGCCACGGACATGGCGATCTGGGGGACGACGGTGATGGCGGCGGTCGCCGGCACGGTGACGGTCCCCGTGCCGAGCGCCGACGCGAGTTGGGTGGCCCGCTCGGCCAGACCGGAGCGGGGCAGGGACAGCAGGACCATGGCGTGGTTCGAGCTGGTGACGGTGGCGGTCACCGTGTCACCGGGGGCCAGGGCGGCGCCGGCCGGGATCTGGTAGAGGATCGTGGTCGTCCCGCTGACGCCGGCCGCGATGACCTGCGTCCAGGTCCGCCCGGCCGAGTCGGTGACCTGGGTGGGCCGGTACCCGGATCCCGATTTGAAGATGAGCACGGCGGTCCCGCCCGGCCAGGAGCGGGCGGCGGCGGTGACGGTCGGGGTCGGGGTGGCGATCAGTTCGACGGGCCCGCCGATGATGACCGGGGCGGGGTCGGTGGGCCACGGCGACGGCGGTGGGCCTCCGTCGCGGGGCCGGGTCAGCTGGACCCACAGGGTGCCCGGTCCGGGCCGGACGGCGCCCACAGTGGGCCGGGTCGGGGTGCGGGCGGTCACG